GTTACGTGATCTGGTGTGATAGTAACAGGCATTCTAGGATACTTTCTTTTCATTGTCAAGTGTAATAGGGTGCGAGAAAACAAACCTAGAAATTAATCTGGTTGTTTTCCCACTATTATTATAACGCATAAAAATCCCCTGTGCAAGAGATTGTTACACTTTCCTAACTGTCTACTCCGCAAATGCGGAATTACTTGTACGGATGTGATCTACTGTTGCGATCAGGGGCGGGTCTTTCTAAAAATTTTGGATTGTTCTTCCTGTGATGATTCGATAATGGGTCACTGGTGCGGTGCAATACTGGGTGTTCTAACTCTTTCTCCGTAAGATCTGTGCGTACATTAATTAAATCCTGCGGATATATACACCTTGCCACTTGATGCCTTCCCCATCTACTATTCATAGATGCGGGTAGTGGTGTGTCCATGAATATCATGGTAACATAATCTTCACATATAAAATTGATGTAACCAACAACACCATCAATCACTATTGGTTGTAGTAAATGAAGATCACTTAGTTCCATCCTTCTCTTTCATGTATTCTTCTCTACCATCTTTAGTAAAGACCTTCTTCTCATAATCAAAGTGAGGATGTGGTTCAGCAGATATCACTGGATCTTTTGTTCTATTCTTAATAACAATAAACCTATCAGCAGCAAATGTTCCTGCTAATTGTACAACTATTTCATCTTCATCTTTCCAATTGATGCTACCATCTTTTTTGGTATGCAACATTGCTTCTTGAATCTTATCAATAATTTCTTGTGTTAGTTTCACTTCTTAAATACTCCCAACTTTGTTAAAAGATAAAGTGCTAGTACTGTCCAGAATACTACTTCTAGTCCTATGTTATTCATTGTCAAATATCCCGTAAGGTGTTAAATCGTATTTTACATTAGCAATTCCTTCATGTTTCACTCTAGTAGGTTGTCCTATTTTGTCTAGGATCTCAGCAGGAATTTTTTTCTTAGTAATGTCATATGGTATAGGTGCGTTTGCTACACATACCCTGATGCACTCCCATTGTTCCTCAGTAAAAAAATTATTATGATACATTATCTATCTCCTGCTTTTCTATTCTCTGATTTGTCAACAGAAAATGATCCACCAGGATATCTTTTCTCTAATTTTTTGACATTACCTCTAACAACATCGTCAAATGATATGTCTAGTGCCATGCATGCTTGTGCTACATACCACATAACATCGCCCAACTCAATAATAAGGTGTTCTCTATTGTCGCTGTTCCAAGGTTTACCTTGGAATACCATCTTCTTAACGATCTCAAGAAACTCTCCAGACTCAGCAGCAAGACCAACACTAGCAGTGGTAAGACGTTCAATATTGGCACCTTCTCTGTCAAGTTCACCCAAGCGATCAATAAGAGATTTAAAATCCTTACTAGGAGTGCTTGTGACAGCATCCACGAAATGAGTGTACCTATCAAAGTCCACATGATTTATACGTTCCATTCTGCAAATTTAGATAATCGGTTTTGTGTTTGTGAGAATTGTTGTAAGGTTTCTCCTACCTCTTCATCCTCTGCATTTAGTATAGAAGAGTCCTCTGCTACATCATAAAGTCTCATCTTAGATCTGTCAATTCCTAACATGAATTTTTTAGATGCAGTAGGATCATTGTATCTGTTCTTCAATTGTTTAACCATGATACGACCTTGTTCTTCTAACTCTTCAGTGCTGATAAGAGCGAACATGAAATCAGCAGTGGCAGGAAGACCAAAGGATTCTGAAGTATCAGTAAGGTCAGGATCACTATTACCAAAACCAGCACGAGTAGTTTGAGTAGCGGATATAATTGGAAGATTTGTTTCAACTGCAAGACCACGAAGTTCTTCTGCGATTGCTTTGACATATGTGTATGAGTTTACAATAGCACCTTTGTACCTAACAGATGCACAAATGTTTAGATAATCTACAAAAATAAGATCTGGTTTAAAATCTTTCTTTAACTGTAGATCATTTAACAGTGCTCTGAAATGTCCTGCATGTGCAGATGCAGTAGGATATTCTTTTATGATAAGTTTACCCTGTGTTTTCTTTGAGATCTCTTGAACTTTTGATCTGAATAAAACTTCTGGTATGTCTATAATATCTTTTACACTTACGTTGAGAAGATTTGCATCAATTCGCTCTGCAATTTTCTCCTCTGCCATTTCACATGTAATGTAGAGAACATTGTACCCCTGTGACAAAGCGGAACCAGCCATGTGGCACATGAATAAAGACTTCCCGACACCTGTACCAGCAAGAGCGATATTGAGAGTCTTATTAGGTAGACCACCTTTTGTAATATAGTTAAACTTTTCAAGATCAAATGGAATCTTTTCTTCTTTTCTGTGATAGAACTCATATCGGTCATCTGCCTGTTCAATGTAATCGTGTCCAATATGTTCGTCAAAGGATACTGCTAAAGCATCTTGTAAAATACTAGGTATAGAACCTTTGTCTAACTTCTTGTCACCGCCATCAGCAATCTTAATTGATTGCATTAATGCATTGTATATAGCTTTGTCTTGACACCATTTTTCTGTGGCATCTAACAACCAGTCATAATCTATCCAGTCATCAGAAAGAGAATTTAATCCCGATAATGTATCTTTGAATGTCTCTTCTGTAAGGTCTCCTCTGCTCTGGAGATTAATTGTGAGAACTTCTTTAGTAGGTACTTTATCGTACTTAGCAGCGAAGTCTGCAATCTCTTCAAATAAGATTTTTTCATTGTACTCTTGAAAGTAATCTGCTTTTATGAATGGCACTACCTTACGATAGTATTGCTCATTGCAAATGAGGTTGCGAAGTATTGTTTCTTCTATACGTTCTGTCATTCTAGTTTTAACCTCGCAAATGATTTCTCACTTAATCTCTTCTGTATTAATTTACCATAATCTTCATTCAATTCGCAACCAATATAATGTCTATTTAACGATTTGGAAACAACTGCTGTAGTTCCTGATCCCATAAATGGATCTAAAACTATGTCTCCCTCTTCACTCCCTGCCTTGATACAAGGTTCTATTAAGTCAGATGGAAATACAGCAAAGTGTGCATTCTTATATGGTTTTGTAGTTACTGACCAAACAGACCGTTTATTTTTTGTAGTGTAAGACTTGGATAACCCACTATGAGGAACCAAGCCAGTGCCAGGATTATGGTACTTACCTTTAGTGCGGTTTCGTGTACCCCAGTCTTGCTTGACGGGTTCTTTAATTGCTTCATTATTATAATAGTATTTACGATTTTTAGAAAGTAGAAAAATATATTCGTGTGATTTAGTACACCTATCCCTAACAGACTCAGGCATAGGATTAGGTTTATGCCATATAATATCCTGTCTCAGATACCATCCATCTGCACGCAATGCAAATGCTAACATCCATGGTATTCCTATCAGATCTTTCTCTTTAAGACCATCTAGTTTGTTACCTCTCTTAGCACATGTGTCAGGTAGATCTTGTTTAGTTTTACTTACAGTTTGTTTTGGTAATGCTTGTCCTTTACCAGGTCTGTAATTGTAATAACTATCACCTATGTTGACCCACAGTGTGCCATCGTCAGTCATCACATCACGCACTGATCTAAAAACAGATACAAGATTTTCAATATATTCTTCTGGTGTTTCTTCAAGTCCTATCTGACTATCTTGTCTAACAGCACCACACTTAGGGCAAACAGTTTTGTATATTGCATCCCCAACTCCTGCCATCTTATCATGGTTCTTATGTCCAGTGATACAATTACTAGGATTGACTTTTGAATCTCTCATGTGATTACAATTTGGATCTCCTCCTACCCAAGTAGCAGTTCCATAATCTCTCAAACCGTAATATGGTGGAGATGTTACACACATCCGTACCTTGGTATCTAACTCTTTTAAAGTCTCACGACAATCTCCAAATAAAATTGTATCAACCACCATAACTAAATTCCTTTCGTGCTGCCTCCTCCAGTTGTTCCATCACTCCTTCGGTGAAGTATTTGTCAGGATTGGCAAGAATAGCAGAAGGATAAACGGAAGATTCACCAACAACAACCCGATTCCCTTTCCGCTTGAAGATCCCATACTGTTCACCCAACTCCAATAGTCCGTAATACTTGTCAAGTCCACGTTCATCAAAATACAATCTAGTTTCAATTTTACTACCCTCCTTTGTTAGACGAGATTTTTTTGCTTCGCATTTTATTATGTTACCAACAAGTTCTGTACCTTCTTTTTCTTTCTTCTTTCCAAGATAGATTATAGTTGATGCTGCATACTTGAGTCCTGTTCCACCACCCATTTCTTTTGTAGGAACATAAGAACCGATAACATCATAAGTATGATTTGTAACAATCATAGGTATCTTTGCTTGACCTAATTTTAAAGTCAATACACGAAATGCACCTTTGATTAATTGTGATTTAGTCATGTCTCTAACTTGTTTGTCATTAGAAACATCTTCCATCTCTTTTGATGTAGATAACATACCAAGAGAGTCGAGAACAAACATCATTGGTTCTCTCTTTGTTTCTTTCATATACTTGTCTACAATACGACAAGCTTGTGTTCTAAATTCTTCAATAGTAGATACTGGAAACAATACCATACGTTGAGAATCAATACCACGAGACTCAATCATCTCTTTAGAGATGGCAGATTCTGTCTCAAAGTATATGACTCCTCCTGTAGGATTTGCTTCTAAAAAATTACGAACAACACTTAGTGCAAAGAATGTTTTACCTGTGCTGCTCTCTCCTGCAAGTGCAGTAACTTTGTTAGAAGGTATACCTCCATATAAAGAACCACTTACAAGAGCATTAAAAATATAAGAACCAGTGTCAACATAGTTGTCTACGTCACCC